CGCGCGCACACGCGCGCACACGCGCGCACCCGCGCGCGCACACGCGCGCACCCGCGCGCACCCGCGCGCGCACCCGCGCGCACCCGCGCGCGCACCCGCGCGCACACGCGCGCACACGCGCGCACACGCGCGCACCCGCGCGCGCACCCGCGCGCACCCGCGCGAGACTTGGCGGCCAGATGAACACGTGTTCGGATGAACATTTATTCATTTGAACACGTAGACCTGGCGGAATGGTATTTTTTCTTTGTCAACCTAAATTTTTCGGAAACCTGGCAGAATGGTATTTTTTCTTTGTCAACCTAAATTTTTCGGGAATGGTATTTTTTCTTTGTCAACCTAAATTTTTCGGGAATGGCATTTTTTATTTGTCAACCTAAATTTTTTGGAATTTGCACGGCGTGCAAAACTTCCGGGAAAAGGCCGGGAAAAGGCCGGAAAAATGGAAAAGGCCGGGAAAGGCCTAAAAACGGCGCGTGGAGCGGGTTTAATGGTTCCTGCCGTAAACACCAGGCACGCCGGTAAAAGGCCGGTAAAAGGCCGGTAAAAGGCCGGGAAAAGGGAAGCGCTCTTAAAAGCAAGGCATCCGGCAGTGTATCGCCAGAATTTGTGTTTACAAAGTAAATCAGTCGATTCTGGAAATTTAGATTTTTAAGCTTGCGAAGGAAAAGGGATTGCGGTAAAATCCCGGCGGGAAACCGTGACCGGACGTCGCGGTGAACCACAAACCACAAACCAAAAAACGAATGAATCCTAAACTCGAGTTAATCTGTTTCATTATTGATCTGTTTTTACACCGTCTACGTCCCCTGTCATTTTCGAAGCCTGATTTGCCGCCGTCCGTTGCCTTTGGCGTAATCGTGGATGGTCCGTATAGCCAATGGGTTTACTCCTTTTCCTACGTGACATGGGAATTCTCCCGGCGTGCGTGTATATGGGGAAGACCCGAACCGGTAGAGCTATGCGATCCGATTTACGTTCATAAATCTAACTTAGGTGACTTGCTGGGCGAATGGCTAATCCGGCCCGGAATTCACGGCTATCGTGTGAAAATGGGCGGGATTAATGCTTACGCTTCATGCTGGACAGCCGAATTTGCGGCAGCACGGGCGGCAGCACGCGGCGAAACAATCCGCCCAGAATTGATTGAATGGCTGTCACGCCGTTACGGTATAGAGATGCTAATCACGGCGGATGGTCACCTATGTGATGCGGATGAAGCCGTAACCTGCGATTTATCAGATTGCGTTTACTCCAATCATGCTAACATGATTACATATTATTCGCGCAATGGCTGGAGGGAGATTGAGAATATTGGCCATGCTGATTTAGTGGAAGAACAGTGCTTTTATTGCGACCATTCCAGCGAATGGTTCCTAAGCGATGATTTTACATCCGTTGATGTTGACGGTGACACGGTCTGCGCGGAACGGAATCAAGACGAGATTTACTATTGGGAATCGGATAGTGAGTATCATTGGGAACCGGAACCAGAGTGTTCAGATTGGATTCCAGCTTACCATGATGACGCCAATCGTAGGTTTAAATCCCGCGCCGTGTCCATGCAAGGGGCGGGAATTGAATTAGAAGTTTACGCCCCGCATCCGTTGGATTTATGGCAACACGTTTCATCCTATGATGGACTATGTGGGGAAATAGACCCGTCTCTCGCTTCGGGAGAATCGCTAGAGATTATCACGCTTCCCCATACGCTCGCAGAATGGCGCGACTCCTCGCCTGATTTGCTCCACGCTTTGCGGACGTTTAACGGCGGCATTGTTGGCCATGATGCTGGGGAAGATTACGCCATTCATGTCTCGCTTTCACGTTCCCTTTTCCCGTCCAATCTCGTTTTGGGAAAATATATCGTGGCTATTAACCAGATGGCGTGTCTGGGGCGGTTAGTCGCCCAAAGGCCGAATAGCTACAATGGCGGGTTTAAATGCCGTTTCAAGGTTACGGAATACAATACAGGCAAGTATGAACCTGTTAAAACGGAATCGGGCCGGATTGAGACGCGTATTTTCCGCTCTAATCTCCGGCCCGAACGAATCCGCGCAAAGATTGAATATTGCTTTGCTGTGCTTGAATGGAGCAAAAACGAATCTTGCGCCATAGTCGCAGATGAAAGGAAAGCGACAAATGAATTTCTTTCCTTCCTTTCCCGTCCCGGCAATCGCAAGACATACCCTAACCTCTGTCGAATGATCGCTGAAAAAGCGGATGAACTTTTCGCTTTGGGAGAATCGCCTATCACCGCTGCCCGTCGTCTCGTCAAAAAAGAAGTTCCCGTGCTTGTCGAAATTTAATCTGTTACCCTAAGAAAAATTTATGTGCTTGCTGATTTACAAACCCAAAGGAAAGAGCATTCCAGCCTCCCACATTCGCCATGCTGCTACGGTAAACCCGGATGGCGCGGGAATCGCTTATTTTAAGCGTGGACGTGTCCACGTGGAAAAGTCGCCTAGATGGAGCGCTTGTCATGTTAACCGCGCCATGGAGCGTTTAAACGAGGTTCCCGCCATCATCCATTTCCGAATGGCAACGCATGGAAGCGTGAATCGGGCGAATGCGCATCCATTCAACCTACCACATGGCCATGCTGCCGCCCATAATGGCGTCATAAATGGTATGTCCTGCCGTCAAGATGAGTCCGATACTCGCGCTTTCCTTCGCGATTATGTTTCACCGTATCTAGAAAAGAGTGGCGACATTCCCGCATCGCTCATTTCACTATGGGAGAAAGAAGTCGGTTCATTTAATAAATTGGCGATCATGGCACCTACTGGAAAGGTTCATCTAGTAAATGAGCGTAGTGGGGAATGGCTTAATGGCGTTTGGTATTCGAACACGTATTCCCTCCCTTCCACCGCGTTGCCAAGTCGGTTTACGCCTAAACCTGCCATGGCTTATAGTGACGCCCCTGATTTGTTTACATGGCACGCTAGACCCGAGTGTTTCTATTGCCTTTCGCCTATCAATTCCGCGTTAGGATTTGGCACGCTGGACAATGGCGAGTTGCTCTGTGACTCTTGTGCCGACAAATTCTGAACCTACATCTAACATGAATAAACCCACATACGCGCAAGCCATGGAACAGAGGGAACGTCGCCTATACAAAGAGAACAAGCGGCAGTTCCTGCTATCTCGTCTCGCTTCACTGGCGAGCGAATCGCGGGAACTGTCCGGCGATTCCGCAATCACGATTGCCCACCTCATGCAAGCTACGTTGGCCGAGTTAAGGGCTGTTACTGATTGGCTTTTCGCGTGCGATTGACGCTTCGAAATCAGGCCGGAAAGGCGCGCCATGGGAAACCATGGCGCGCTTTTTTTTGTGCCATTGCGCACCAGGTCTTACTGTTTACTTGAACACTAGGGGGGGGACGTCGAAATTCCGGCGGAGGCGCGAGCCTAGATGAACTTCAACACCCCGTATGTATTGATGGAAAAAAGCGATCTGGGCAATGGAGGGGGGGGTGGTGTTGAAAATAATCGGGGGCGAAGTTTTGGAATCAGGATTCGCGTGTGTGTAAATTTGGAAAAAATTGGGTTTGCACGAGCGTGCAAAGTTGACGAAGGTTAGTGATGCAAGTCAGAAAACGAAGCCAACGTGCAAAAGAAGCGTCGATGAAGGTTGAAAACGTGCCGCTTGAAGACCTCATGCCGTATGCGAACAACCCGAGAAAGAACGACCATGCCGTTGATGACATGGTGAAGGTCATTGAAGCGGTTGGGTTTCGCGTCCCGCTTCTGGTGAAGGGGAATGAGATTGTCGATGGGCATTTGCGTGCCAAAGCCGCGAAGAAGATGGGTTTGACCGAGGTTCCGGTGGTAAGATGCGACGACATGGATGACAAGAGTGTTCGCCTTCTCCGATTGATGGTCAACAAGGCTGCGGAATTTGCGGATTGGGATTTTGACTTGCTTGCCGGGGAATTTGAGGACTTGGAGGATGCCGGGGTGGACTTCGGTGAGTATGATTTTGAGTGGTTTCCGAAGAAAAGGGCTGCGAGGAAGTCTGCTGCGCCGAGGGAGTTGCTGGAGGTGGAGGAATATAACGAGTGTCCGAGGTGTGGGCATACGTGGGGTTGATCTTTCCGATGGTTGGAGCACAGTCTTGTATGGCAAAGCTACCCGTAGTAAAAGTTCGCTCCAGAGGGAGGAAGGAGTCCCCGAGTGTGGGGGAATTGCCTGTCAAGGTGAAGGAACGCATGGCCGAGCAGAAGGAGTTGATGCTCTTTCACTTGTCGAGGTCGAATGGCAACGTCGTGTATGCGTGCAAGAAGGTTGGCGTGAGCCGCATGACGCATTACAGGTGGCTGGCTTCGGATGCGGTTTATGCGGAGTCGGTCAACGACATAGCCGAAGCGGTTGTGGACAACATGGAGGCGTTGTTCATACGAACGACGGTGGAGGAGAAGGACTTGCGGTCGATGCGATGGTTTTTGGAGAGGCGGGGCAAGGACAGGGGATACGGCAAGCCCACGGTCATGGCATTGGACGCTGATGGCAATCCGATTGGGTATGGCTCGGTGCAGAATAATGTCCAAATCAATTTCAAGTCGGATGTTCCGGCGGATTCGTTGCGATTGGCGTTGTCCGATCTGCTGAAGCAGAATCCAATGCTGTTGGAGTCCTCGGAGAAGTCGGCAAACGTCATTGAGGTGGAGGAGGAGGAGTGAGCCATGGGTAGAAAGCCGAAAGTGGTGCTTCCGACGAAGCTGGTGAGCAAGAAAGCCCCGGACCCGATGGAGTCCGCTTCTCCCGTGGAGAGGGCGCAACACGCCATACGGACGGGTGCGGTGGCAGTTCCGCATGGAATGTCTGATTCGGAGTATGTCCTGCTGCTTTCAACGCTGGTGGAGTTGGCTAGGGAGAATTTCCTCGCCTACTACCACTTGTTCAACCCTCAGGGGCATTCGCAGTTTGTGCTTGGGGGTGTCCACAGATATTTGATTTCGTTGGTTCAGCAGATTGTGGGGAATGAATTGCCGCCGAACACGGCAGTGTCGATGCCTCCACAGCACGGGAAGAGTTCTATGCTGTCGGTGGAGGCTCCGTCGTGGGTGCTGGGGAGGTTTCCCTCTTATAATGTGGCGATCACGGGTTTCTCGCACACGTTGGTGACGAAGTTCTCCAAGGCGATACGCGCACGAATGGAAAGCCCGTTGTATCAGTTGGTGTTTCCCGGCATACATCCGGTGAGGGGCAGCAACAAGTCTGATGAGTGGGTGACGACGAAGGGTGGAGGGGTTGTGGCGAAGTCCTCCGGGTCGAAGCTGACGGGTAGGCGGGTTGATCTCCTCATCATGGATGACGTTCACGCGGGTCGTGCCGAGGCTGAGTCCGAGGTTTTGCGTGAGAAAGTGATCCAGTGGTATTTCGGGGATTGCTTCACGCGCCTTCACCCATCCGCGAAGCAGTTCATCATCGGAACACGATGGCATCCAGACGATTTGATCGGAAAGCTCACCAGTGACGAGCACGTAAACCAGTTGATAGCGGAGGGTAGGCCGGATCAGCAGTTCAACTACATCAACATTCCGGCAATCCTTGAGGAGGGGGAGACGGATGTGCTCAACAGGGGGGCGAATGAAGCGTTATTCCCAGAAGAACGTCCGCTTTCCTATCTCCAAGGCATCAAGGCGACGATTCCAGCCTATGAGTGGGACAGTCAGTATCGCGGAAAGCCGCGTTCTGTGAGCAGCAGCATAACGGACTTGTCCAATCTGAAGTATGTCAGAATGTCGGACGTTCCGTGGGACAATATAGATGAAATAGTGCGCGGTTGGGATACCGCGTTGAGCGAGGAGCAGACAGCTGACTACACGGCTGGTGCTCTTCTTGGCTATGACAGGAAGTCGAAGACGCTTTACGTCCTTAACATGGTGAGGAGGCGTCTCGCGTGGGCAAAGATGCGGTCCCTCATCACTCTTCAAGCAGAAGTCGATCTTCGCGGATACCCACAAGCAGGAACGATAGCTACGGAGAGTGGCGAGGAGCCTTCGATACGCGTGCTTCGCATGGGTATGGAAGGTGTCGGCGGGTTCAAGGGCGTGGTTGAGGATGTGCGTGATGCTCTCATAGGCAGGGTGAAGGTCGAGTTGAAGAACCCCCCGAAGCGTTCCGAGGGTGGTGGCTCAAAGTTGCTTCGCGCACAGTCTTGGCTTAACAAGGTTGAGGCTGGGCAGGTCGTTGTGGTTCAAGCAGAATGGACGAAGGATTTCATTGACGAGCTTGACACGTTCCCTGACGGAAAGCATGATGACCAGATGGATGCCGTGAGCGTTGCGTGGGAAATGCTTGAAAAGCGCGGCAAGTTGCTTTTGGCCTAACAAAACAATAAAACATGAGTGCCGTGGACAATGAGTTGGACAATTTCGTGGAACAATTCACGGACGAGCCGCTTATCAAAATGGATGGATACGACGATTGTGTCGTCGGAGTTGTCGAGCAATACGGGAGACCTCCCATTTTGTGCTACGACAAGGACAAGGTGATAGCGAGGCTGGTTGAGCAGGGAATGGAGAATGATGAGGAAGCCTTGGAGTTCTGGGCATTCAACCAACTCGGTGCGTGGGTAGGAGAATATACGCCTTGCTTCGTAACGCTTAAAAGCTAATCTATGCTCACTATGAGCATGGCTAGCACGTTCTTCAAGTATCCGCCGCAAAACCCGGACGAGTTTGAGGCACTTTGCCAGCACGTTCGCGAGCTTCGTCCCAAAGCAATCATGGAGATCGGGTCGAGGCACGGTCGGTCCTTGATTCGTCTCGCGGAAGCATCGATGCCCTCGCTAGAACGTGTCATCATTGTTGACCTACCCGGATCGTTGTGGGGCAAGGACAACTCCGAGCAAGCTCTTCGCGATTGCGCCAAGCACCTGTCTGATCGAGGAATCGAGGTTGAGCTACACCTGATTGACTCGCATAGCCGCGAAGCCCACGCTCTTGCACAACGGGAGCGTGGCAATATCGACTTCCTCTTCATCGACGGAGACCATACCTACAGGGGAGTTTCCAATGACTATATCTGGTTCGGCCCGTGCGTTCGGTCAGGCGGGACGGTGGCGTTTCACGATGTCTGCGCCCCGGATGGCATCGGGTCAAAGGGTCATCTCGTGGAAGTTCCAAAGTTCTGGAATGAAATCAAGACGACACAAGACACAACGCTCCATAGCAACGGGTCAGTGTATGGAATCGGGATCAAACTGATCAATTATTGATATGGCATGGATAATCAGCAGGGCACTGATGGAGAGCTTAGAGAACTCGCCCTCTTCGCGGGGGCTGGTGGCGGAATCCTCGCCGGAAAACTCCTCGGATGGAAAACGGTCTGTACCGTCGAAATCGACCCTTATGCCGCAAGTGTTCTTGTCGCTAGGCAAAATGACGGAATTCTCGCACCTTTCCCAATCTGGGATGACATCAGAACATTTACGGCAAAAGCGTATAGAGGAATTGTTGATGTCGTATCTGGAGGTTTTCCGTGTCAGGACTTGTCGAAAACGTGGAAAGGCGCGGGTCTCAAGGGAAAACGAAGCGGGTTGTGGTTTGAGATGTGCAGAGTCGTTGACGAAGCGTGTCCACGATTCGTCTTTATCGAAAACGTCCAAAGTCTCAGGTCAGACGGCATCAAGGAGGTCTGGAAATCACTCGCTCAGATCGGATACAGTTGCAGAAGCGGGGACTTCTATGCGTCGGATGTCGGAGCACCGCATCTACGCAAGCGAACATTCATTCTCGCGTTTAGGGAGTGGTCGCCATTGGACGAGGAGGGTAACTACCAGCAGTTCACGAATGGTGGAGCAACAGGCAGCAAGAATTGCCGAGTCGGTGGTTCACGATGCGATTGCGTTAGGGCACATTCCAAGGACGGCTGGCGTATTGTTGACGAAAGTTGGGGAACTGTTGCCTACCCCGACAGTGCAGGACTCAGAGAACAACGCAGGACGAGCACAGTATCTCAGGAACACATATCCATTGAATGTAATAGCTGGTGGAGCAATGAACCCTCAATGGTCAGAGTGGATCATGGGGTTTCCAATAGGGTGGACAGGCTTAGAACCCTTGGAAATGCACAAGTTCCAGCAGTGGCTAGACTTGCATGGGAAGTCCTCTATTCGTCGTTAGACAAGTCCCGGCTACCTACTTATTGATTGCCGTCAGGCATTATCTCCAGTATACTTTTCCAATGAGAACCAATAAGGACCGCTCTGTTGTGCTCATCGAAAACCCGTTGACCGGGAATGATGCATTCGCTTCTGCTCTCGGCCTTACTGAGAGCATCGGCGCGGAAAAGCACATTAGCCCCAATGAGGCTAGGAGCATTTACGGAAGGGATGCTTGGAGTTCGGCTCAGAAGGTGATTCTGATCCGAGACCCGAGGGAGCGGTTTGAGAGTGCAATGATACTTGCTTTTTTGAACAAGGGTTCTGAGCAATTCACGGACGAATTCAACCTCCACCTAATCGAAAACGAGAGCAAAAAGCCACAAGAAAGGGCGACTGAACTCATCGCTTTCGTGAGGGATAACATCGGCCTTGTGCCTCAGTTCTTTCTGCCTCAGACCCATTGGCTTACTGCCAAGTTCGACTTGATTCTGGCTAGTCGTGACATAGCTGAATACTTCAACAAGGTCATCGGTAAGTGCTGCTTGAAAAAGAACTCACTGCGCTCAAACCCGCAGTATCGTTCGTTCCGGGGGAAATCGGACCTCTCTCTTGTAAAGGAGGTCTACGCCGAAGACTACGAACTCTTTTCCAGACTAAAGGTTTGGTCTCCTGACCCAATGTCGGTTCGTCTGGTAGAAGGCTACTGCAAGCGTTGCATGGCTAACGAGGGAAAGTTTTCGGAACTCATCAGTGGAGTCGAGCTTACGGACACCAACGAAGCTATCGAGGCAAGCAGCAATTCTGAAAATAGCGCAGAAGAACCTATATTGCACGTTCGTGCAAAGAGGAAACGCTCCAAGAAGTCCACTATTGACTCTGAGCTTACCGTGATTGACACAGATAGTGTGGAGGAGTAAACTGACCGAAGCCACCCGCTTCACAGTCATGCCAAGCCTTCTTAGCCTTCTTGGATTTTCGAGAAAGTCGAAAGTCACCTCGATTACTCCTGCGGAAGCGGCGATGCTGTCGCGGCTTCCAGATGAAAAAACACGGGAGTTCATCGAATACCGAATCGGTGTTCCGATTCACAAGTTCACTGACTACTCCAGCTACGTAAACGCCGGGGCAAAGAAGGTCTGGGCTGCGATGCGAGCAGTCAGGCTAATTTCAGCTACTGCCATCTCAGCGAACTTCAAAATCATTGACACTACTGCGGCAGACGATTCGCTTACCGTCCCGATCAACCCGCGTGACCCGGACACCGTGTCATTCGGCAGGGGAAGATTCCTGACTAAGCCCAACCCATACGATACTTGGGAAGAGCTTATCGACATGACGGTGGCACATCTGGAGTTCACCGGAAACGCCTATTGGCTAAAGGACGAGCCTGACCTGCTTGGTCGCCCATCGGCTTTGTTCCCACTTTTGCCGCAAAACGTGAAGTGGATTCCCTCGCTTACGGAAAAGATTTCGGCCTTTGTTTATACAGTGAACGGCAAGGAACTTCGATTTGAACCGGAGCAAATCATCCATTTCCGATACACCAACCCTTCCGACCTCATTGCTGGTCTCGGTAGCCTTGAGGCTGCGGAAGACCTCTACCGGGACGCGATGGCGCAAACAGAGATTCGCCTCAAATTCAAGGAGAATGGAGCGCAGCCTTCCGGCGTAATGACGTTGGATGATGGTTCCGTTTCAGACGAA